GGGATTGAATTATCGCAAAAAAAAAAAACGAAACAATGATATTTTTCTTATTCCGGAACAGTCATTTTCAAAATTTTATCTATAAGTCGGTCTCGTAGCGCCTTGTCTTTTATTTTACAAATATCGGTAATAATGTCGACAGTACCGGCTTCGGAATAAATAAGTTTTGTTCTCTTTGCTTTCCATTCATGACGTTTTGACCATTTGCTTATCGTGTTTTCCGAAACGCCCAAAATGCCTGCGACATCTTTTTGATTATATCCTTTTAAGACAATCAGTTCGTATGCTTTTTGTTTTTCTTCACTTGTTTTCATACATTTTCTATTTTATTTATTTATCTTAGCTATTCTCAAATAACGCCAAAAAGAACGCTCACAAATATGATATACAGGCTTCACGTATTTTCTGTAAGCCTGTAACCTGCATTTATTTTGATTGCCGGGCTCATAGTGACGCTCTGTAATGTCGTGTATTAATTTTGCCTTGTCTATTGTGTTTGCGTTCATTTTGGCGTCTTTTTAGGTGAATTAAGCGTTTGCGCTCACGATTGCACCGATACCCTTATTACGTATCGGAACGGCTATGAAACGCTTGTCAAAGCCTACGATTGTAGCGCGCTCTTTCGGATCATTTTCGGCAATGTACATGAATACATCGCCGTCGGCTTTCATTATTTCGCCTGCTTGGAATGCGAACGAGCAAAAAGCGCCTGCAGTAGCCGCTCCCCAAGGTATTTTCTCCATTGTATCGAGGTTATACACAGGCATACGCGAAAACTGTAAAACGCCAAATCCGGCAAAACGATTCGGTTGCCCGTCCACAATGTCGGTTAAATTTTTGAATCCTTTTACATCCAACCGGATCAGATCGGTAACGTGAGACGGATGTAATACCAAATACCTTTCCTCAACCGGTATTTCCATGTTATCAAATCGCTCTTTCAATGCCAAAACATCTTCAAAGGTCATTGTTTTGCGCGTTCCGTTTGCCGCTCCGGTTGTACTGATTACGGGTGAATAAGGGCTATCGCTATCCGGAGCGTATGCGTGCGCCGCTTTTTCAGCCGTTTTAGCGCGTAATTGGTTCCTGTGTCCCATTAATACGCTGTCAAGTTGAATGTATGAGTATTGAATAACTTCCGGTCTCCTAACCAATGTATTTTCAGTCTCAAACTTGTCAAGTTCTACCCTGATGGGCGTATCTTCCCTCTGAGCAACGGGAATCGGATAGGTTGTATTGTTAATCAATACTCTCGGATCAACTCCGGCTTCAGCCAAATTGATTGCATTGTTATCTACCAATTGACTGAAATCCCGCCCGTATTTCAAAAACGAACTATCCGGATAGAAGCCCTCCATGATTTGGTTTACCCAAATTTCTTTCACTAATTGTGCCATAATTGTAATTTAAATGTTATTTATATATTATTTAATTTGCTGTAAGCCTTTAATAAACTTTGATATAAATCGGGATTTTCCTGCAATGCCTTCGGGTTATTTCTGCGATACCATTCAAGATCTTGAATATTTTTGCTGTTTTTTACCATATTCGCATAAAAACGGCGTTCCGGTAAACTATCTACAATTTTTTTTGCAAATTCAAATCCCATCCTTTTTATTTCGTTCCAGCCGTCAACCCCGAAAGTTGTTAAAATCTTATCACTGTTTTTATTATACAGGTCGATTAAATCATTGTCCTGTTTTTTCAAAAAAACCTGCTTTTTGTCTGCTACTATTTGCAATATATCGGATTGACCGCCTTTTAACATTTTTATGTAATGATTATACTCCGATAGTGTTAAAACAGCCAAATCCAAAGCCTCTTTAATTTCCGATTCTCCTTTGGTATATGCCGTCTCCCCAATACGATCCAGCACGGTTTTTATGCCTGACTCGGGATCAAGCCCCAAAACAGATGTAATTTGCCTGAAACATTCTTTGTAGTCAATTTCACTTTGTTTTTGTTGATTAATACCCAGTTTTAACTTGTCGATTGTCATACACTCCAAGTTTTCATTATACAGGCGAACCGCGCCGGCATCTGCCGGAACCGCTACAATGCTTGCTTCAAACAATTGTGATTTTGTAACCACATCAATATTATTAATGTTCTGTAATTCATTGACAATAATACCGATTGAGGCTCCGTTCAAAAATCCGCGTTCCACTTTACCCGCTATGTTCAAAACTTCCGAATCCTCCGTATCGAATTCCGGTACGGCTGTCAATTTGTCATCTTTCGCCTGAATGTCAGTCCAGCGTCCGATCACATTCTTAGGATCATGTTCGTATAACATGACGGGATTGGATTTGAAGCGTTTCAAATCCAATCCGTTAATGTCGATCCTGTACCCTTTTGTATTGATGGAATTTCCATCAGATAACACAAATCTTTTGCTTTTACTCATTTACCTTTTTATTTTTAGATTTATACTTCTTGTACATTGCCTCAAATTGCCTCTTAGTCTTTTGCAGTTCCGGCAAATCCATTTCATCCATATTCTTTTTTACGGTTCCGCGCCGGCGACAAAACATGTTTAGTTTAGCTTTGTTCATTTGGTAGTCGTCATTCGTTTTACCGTAAATCATATCCATGCTCCAAGCCAGATAGTAGATGTCGCGGAAAGCGGCATTTTTTTTCACTCTCATCTCCGCGTCTTCCTCCAGGAGGTAGTTTATAAGATACACTGCCTCTCTCATTGTAAGTTCCTTTGTGCTTCCGGTTCTGTTACCGCTTACGCCGTAAACCAGCACTTCTTTTTCATCCATGATTCCTTTTTGTTGTAAAAGAACATGGATTTTCTTGATTTGTCCCGTCGTAACGGGCTGTTCAGCTTGCAAATTTTCTTTCATACTCTTGTGTTTTAAAATTAATATACTTAATTGTTTAAGTGTTTGGTCTCAGCATTTGAATTGCGTTTATAAAATTGACGCAATCGGCGTGGGGATCATCGGAATGATAATTTTTTAGAAATTCGGAGAACTCCGGAAGCAAACCGGCAGTTAAAATAAAATAATATGCTTGATTCTTAGCATACTTCTCTATTTCAAAATCTTCAGGTGTAACCGTTGGTATTTTGACATTTTCCTTGAATTTTACATAAGTAGTTGTTACCGCTCCGGTACTGCTTTTAAACTCCTCATGAATAACCGACTGTATTTCGGCGTTGTTGTTTGTTTCCATGTTTTTTATATTTTTTCGTTAGTGATTTTTTCCAATAAAATATCATTCATCAAGTCCGCAAAACGCTTTCCGTAGAATGGTTTAAGGTCGCCCGATATGCCGTTGTTATTGCATATTACTTCAACCTCTTTACGACTTAACCCTTTCAACTCGTGCCAAATATTTATCCTTCGCAAAAACTCCGCGTATCCTTCTTTTTGCTTCTCTGCATACTTTTGAAGGTTACGCTTAAAGTAAGGCATACCGGATAACAAAATACCGCAATTTTCAAGGGTATTTTCTCTTAAATCATGCAGGTACAATATCATTGCGTGGTTTAATTTTCCGGCTTCGTCGATAATCAAAAGCGGGTTTTCAAGCCGATTCAGTTCTTCCGCAATCCTTATCATGACATCGTGTATATTCCCGTCAAACTGAATACCCATAGCTTTAAGAACGGATATGAAAAAGCGTTTTGCGTTCATCGTCTTATCCACGGTTACCAGAAATACGTTTTCACGCATGGAATAAGCCCGCAGAGACGTCGTTTTACCCATTCCGGTATCTCCCGTTAATCCCGCCATCAGTTTGAATGTGCGCGTTTTTTCGCACTGATTAAATACGGTCGCCAAATCACTTGTTTGATAAAACGCCTTACTGTTTCTCAAATTGATTGCAGCCCGGATTTTTGTCAGTACCTCGCTTGTAATTTCATCAAACTTTTCATTCTCAATCTTTGACAAATAAGCCGGATTAATGCCTATCTGTACGGAAAGTTCGTTCTTACTGATCCCTTTCTTTTGACAATAATCGTTGATTGTCTTTTTCAGTTCCAAATTTTTGT